GAGACTTTTTATAAGATCTTTTACGACGGTAAGTTCGTGCATATCTTTTACGTTTAAAGAAACGAGGCATTTTGTTTAATTACTATATTTAGAAAGTTTCCATAAAAGGAAAAAATACACATTACACATAAGGGCACTAAAGGTAATACTGTCCAAGGACCGGACCTTTAGTGCTGAACAGGTAGATTAGGTAGACAGACTGTAGAATACAAGTAGCTGGCAGAGGGGGGGCCACCCCCCCTCTCGGCCCTCAACCGGGCCTCACTCCCGCCCCGGTTTTTAGCTGTAGATATGAACAGGTAGATGGTCGGGGTCCGAGCACAACAGGTAAATTTTTTTTCTATTTCAAAAAAAATAAAACCACTTTGATGGAACAAGCTAAAAAAAAATATGTTAGATGGTGTTTCACCAATTTTACTACTACTGATATTGAACCAGTTCTTCACGACAAAATGCAGTGCTTAGTATACCAGTTAGAAAAATGTCCTGATACAGGTAGATTACATTGGCAAGGTGCGTTCATAGTAAAAGAAAGACATGGGGTCCAATTAAAAACTGCTAAAAAATACATATTGGGTGATCCTCATTTAACTCCAATGAACGGTACATGGGAAGACAGTGTTAAATACTGTTCAAAAGAAGAATCCAGAGTAAAAGCTGGAAAGATTCTTGGATGTCCTCCTGCATATGGCAACGAACTTAAAGCAAAAAAAGTCTCTAAAATCAAAACCATGGTTGAAGGAATCAAAATAGGAAAATCTAAAAAACAATTGATAGAAGAAGATCCTGATACATACGTTCGCAATCACAATGCAATTGATAAAATCATGGACATGTACTACAAACCTACTATTAACAAAAAATACAATCTCGATGATTTTTGCACTGAGCCTCTTGATTTTACTAAGTCTATGGTATATGTTATTAAAGGACCAAGTGGAATCGGTAAAACACAATTCGCACTTGCACACTTTGATAATCCTTTGTTTGTTTCTCACATCGATGACCTTAAAAAATTTGATGGACATGATGGTATTGTAATTGATGACATGGATTTCAGTAATCGTTATGATAGAGAGTTTCAAATACACTTAATTGATACTGAACATGAAAGATCATTACATGCAAGACATTGGAATGCCAGACGTCCCGCCAATATTCCAATGATATTCACAACAAACACTAGAGTGTTTATGTATGACCCTGCAATAGAAAGAAGACACAAAGAAGTTGAATATATAAAAAATTTATTTGGTGATAAAGATTATGTTTTTGAAGAAAGTCAATAAAATTTTTTTAAGATTCTGATAATTTAAGAAGTGTAAAGAATTTAGCTTTATAGCCAATTTGAACTTTAAACAATCTTGTAGCTGGGTTGTTTCCATTAATAGAATAACAGATTACTTGAAAGTAAGCTGTTTGTAAGGCAGGATTTGCAGTAGATCCAATTCCCCAATTGATCTCTTGATCCGGATGAGCAGCATACCATTTTTTAAAACTGTATTTACAATACAATTTTTGATTGATCGCAGAATTTTGAGCAGAAAAGGAACCAACAGTAATAACTCTAGAACCCATTCTTTTACAGAATTCAAAGAAATGAGAAGCATCGGTAAATGTAGGAGTAGTGTTTGTATCTGATAAAATAACAGCAACATAACATGGAGTAGTATCAGAAACAAAAGATTCAACAGGAGTAATAGTTATTGTCGATGAAATAACCCTGTTGTATTTGTAAAAGGTAGTCAATTGATCAAGACCATAAGGTTGGTGTCCACCCAATGCAACACGGGGGTCATACATCCCGCTAGCATTAAAAGTAGCATAATCAAGACCAACACCAGGAGGATCCAACGATAATTCTTCTTGCCAGTTAAGATAACGGACAACAGAATTTGGCATAACGTTAATGAGTCTTCTTGATCTGTATCCCCTTTTACGAGAGAAACGAGACTTTTTATAAGATCTTTTACGACGGTAAGTTCGTGCATATCTTTTACGTTTAAAGAAACGAGGCATTTTGTTTAATTACTATATTTAGAAAGTTTCCATAAAAGGAAAAAATACACA